ATAGAGAGAAGGTATTACTTCCGATAACGTTAATGAAACGGATAACCCGCATAAACACTGGGCTCGCGGGACTTTTTCCGCTATTTTTTCCGCTATAAATCTGAAATAGCGGAAATACCTTAAAGTATACTGTCCATTACGGAGAGAGCCTCTTTTTCGCGCTTGTCGGTTATCGTATCGTAGACATTGGCCGTGGTATAGATAGATGAGTGTCCCAGCCGCTTGCTGACGTAATCCAGCGCAAGACCATTTTCTATCAGCATCGTTGCGTGCGTATGCCGGAATGAATGGAAACTAAGCCCGCCGAACGTCTGCCGGCACCAAAGATTAAAATACCGGAGATTATTACTTGTAAGCGGCTTCCCGCAGGCTTCCGTGCAAATAAAATCCGTGCGATCATAATATTTCCCATACTGGAAACTATTTTTCTCCTGCCAGAGTTTCTGGGCCTGCAGTTCATCGGCCAGTTTCTTGCCGAACGTAATGACCCGGATAGATGATTCTGTTTTCGGCGACTGAATACAGGTTCCTGATTTATCGTATTTATTTCCCACGACTTCAATGGTCCGGGACGCAAGGTCTACGTGCTTCCAGGTAAGGGCAAGGCACTCACCAAGTCTCATGCCGGTACAATAGGACAGCATGCAGGGCATATGGAGCTGATTCCCGCGGGGGAACCGCTCGAATATTTTTCGGATCTGTGTCGGTGAGAATATTTTTACAGCGGCAATTTTAGGTTCATACCGCGGAAGCCGTACGTTATCCATGGGGTTGATCGTGATGTACCGCCGATTTGCTACGCACCAGCGCAGTGATGCACGAAGTACGGCCATGATGGCTTTCAGCGTCCCGCAGGAATATTGATTTCTGAGACCCGTAATGTAATCCTGGAGCATGGGCGTTGTAAGGTCCTTCAGCCGGATCCGCGCAAATGTCGGGGCCAGATGGTTCCGGATGATACTGCCGTATGTATCGGCTGTATTTGGCTTGCGATTAATTTCGACCTCCTTTTCCATCCATTCACTAAGAAAATCGGGAAATAACATATCGCTCGGCTCGAAAAACTTCCCCGTCCGGTCGATTTCCTGCATGGCAGCGCGGTACGCTTTAGCAGCCTCTGTCCGGGTGAATCCTCCGAAATGTTCGTGCTTATGATATTTGCCCAGGTTGTCTTTTTCGTTGATGGTGTAATACCAACGGCCGTTTATTTGACGTAGAAACATAAAAAAATCAGCCTCCTTATAGCTATAGCGGATAGCGGGCTGATTGTGGTATACTATACCTGTAAATCAGCCCTGACTGGTGGTGGATTTACTGCGTGCGAGGATGGCGCCCCGCACATCCCCTGTTATCGTGTCGCGAACGGTAACAGGGTTTTTTTAGTTATTTCTTGACAAAAGATGATATAATAAAATTAAGAGAGGAGGGATTGGCAATGAGTAAAAATATAGCTAAGGCAAGGATTGCTTATGATGGTCCAGCATTAGAGCAGGGAACTATAGATGTTCGAGAACTTGCCCCCTCCTTATTGGCATTCGCCGATTTAGTTGACAACGTAAATAAAGTTCTTGGAGGAGAACAAAAAATACAAGTCCTATTGAATCAGGATAGCATACAAAAAGGTTCTTTTGATATCACAACCATTTTACAATATTCCCTTATACAGCAGGTACAGTTGTTTGTTTCGACAGCAGATCAAAATGGCCTTAGCAGTATTATGACGGTACTTGGATGGGGAGCCATTGGTGAGGGGATTGTTGCTGGAATATTTACTTTTATAAAAAAAATACAGGGACGTAAAATTAAAGCAGTTGAAGAACAAGGAAATAAAGTAACTGTAACGTTAAGTGACGGGAAGACCATTGTTACTAGTCAAAATACATTTAATGTATATCTCAATATTAATTGCCGGCAATCTATTGATCGTGTTTTAGCGCCTTTACAGACCGAAGGAATTGATACGTTTGAATTACGAGATCCCAAGCAATCAACAAATAAACAGGCAATCGAGTCTATAGATAAAACAGATGTACCTTATTTCAAAGCCCCGCCGGCAAACTCAGCAGAATATATAGAAACGTTTCCAGAACAAGAAATGACTGTAAAAATAACGTCTGTTACTTTTGAAAAAGGAAATAAGTGGAAACTAACAGATGGGAATAATACGTTTTGGGCAACTATTAAAGATGAAAAATTTTTAGATGATGTTGATAAAGGGAACATTGCTTTTAAAAACGGGGACATGCTTCGTATTAGATATCACATCCAACAAATACAGAAAGGGAAAACGCTGTCTACTGAATATACAGTTACAAAAATTTTAGAAGTAAAAGAACGACCCGAACAAATAAAATTAGATATTTAGTCGTTATGCTTTCCGCCGTATAAATTACGGCGGATTTTTTTATTAATAATTTAGTGGATTAAGTTATGACAGCGCGGGCATTGCTCCGTTCCTTTTTCGACCATCATGCCACAAGTAGGACATTTTATCATGTTGTCTGTGTTTTGTGGTTCCGATTTTGGAAGTTCCCGGCGGCAATGAGGGCAGACAACAGCCCCGGCCTTCACCGGTTCCTTGCAATATGGGCATTCGATATAGCCAGCGTTTTTCAATTCTTTTTCTTTCTGTTCGTTCGTCTTACCAATAATCAGGGAGTGGGGAATAGCTATAATGAGCAGACACACACCGTATATATACCACAATACGAAACTACGCCCTTTATTGCTTGCGATGAACGCGGGAATCAGCGCAAGACCTAATAATATAAGAATCATATCAATTGTCATACTATACACCTCGATTCGCAATATTTATTTATCGTCGGTTTTTCCTAAAATCAACGCCGTGTAATGAATAAATGATTCTGATTCATCGCTGTCCGCACGTATTCCTGATATTGGCTTATATTGTATTTCAACTTTATACTCATCGTTTTGCATTGAATTTAAATTAGTTATGATTTCGTCAGTAAAATTTTTTTCGTTTAGTTCGTCAATAAAGACTATTTTTCTAATCATTTAAAATCTTCCTCCTTCTAATGTATTAGGGATTTTTTATTATTAAAAGATAAGATTAAATAAAGTATTCCATAGCGTTCCAGGAACGGCCTGTATATACATCAGGTCAGGAACCGTACGCATTCCTCGATACTGGCCGTTACTGTCATAGATAGCGACTTCCGGAAATTGGATGGTAGCGGCGGAACTAGAAACAAGCGCCTGCCCGATAAAAGAATGCCCATCCGCGTAGACGACTCGTACATAGACCTGGGCGAAGTCGTCCATTTTGTTTACGTGGTTATTGTCTACATACATAGATACATATTCATTGCTACCGACCCAGTACCACTGGTCCGCCGACACCGGCATGCAGACCGCAAAGATGATACATAATAATATGAGTATTTTCTTTAGTTTCATTGAAAATCAGCGTCCTTTGAAAGCATCAATGTATTTGATAAAAATTATTTTCTGCTGTTATTGCTTTTTCAATGGCATCTTTGGTTATTTCATATGATTTAATATTTCCGAACCCATCAACGAATTTAATTGTATAAGGAGCATTTAAAATAATATTTTTATGAAATGCATAAAACATTGGAGCATAACTATTTGGCATCAGTAATCTCAACGATTGTTGCATCAATGCCGGTCTTATTGTTTCATTATTTTTAACAATAACCAGACGTTGCGTTGGGACTTGTACTGCTATATCGCCACCCAGCAATGATGATCCCATCGGAACCCAGGTAACTATATAAGCCATATCGTTGCTGTTTATTACAGATTGGCTAAAATCAAATGGAACAGACAACAATCTGGAATTTGCAGAATAGGCGATATACTTTACCATCATTGATGACGTCATAAGCCCAACATAATTTCTGTCATGACCCTTTATAAGGCGATGGCAATAATTTTCGGGAGCTTCTATATTACCTGTATCTTTATGATATGCCCCTATTTGCCAAAAAGATGAATACGTTTCCGGATTGACATCTAAAAAATTTCCACTTACAGTATATTGAACCTGCGTTGCAGATGTTCCCGTCAATTCTGCGCGCAATTCATCTACCGGATTCGCCGCGAAAATAGTAGATGACATAAGCATTAAACACGAAATTGTCAATAATTGCTTTTTCATTTTTCTCATCCTTTTAATGTATTTCAGATTGTTTAATTACGGCTAATCCTAAAATACGGAAATCGTCACAATTTGTTTCGTTGAACTGCAACGGGGCGTATTTAGGATTTTCAGAAACGAGTGTAACACCATTATCTGTTTTGTAAAACCGTTTGATACAGACTTTACTGCGCTCGATTTCTACACATGCGACCTGACCATTTTCCACCTCCGGCTGTCGGCGCACAAACACAATATCACCATCGTTTATTCCTGCATTAATCATACTGTCACCACGGACCGTGATACAGAAATCTACACGGTATTTACTATCCGTTTCGACATAGTACGTATCCTGGCCATCCAGGTTTTCGAGCGGTTCGCCAGCCGCAGCATATCCGAGCATAGGGACACGTTTCAATGCCGGGCGGAACGCACCATCTGGAAGAGGAATATCGTTTTGTTTTTGTTCCATTGGAACATCATAACCCAATAACCAAGCAGGTGATACGTTAAGAGCATACGCTAACTTATATATATTATTTTGTTTAGCCTTCCACCTGCCAGAAATATATGAACTTAATGCTCCACGAGAAATACCAGTCTTTTCTGCAAGTTCTATTTGTTTCATACCTCTTAGATTCATTGCTTCTTTGAGTCTATAACTAAAATCATTGGTATCCATTATGTACCACCTCTTTTATATCTCTTGTAATTATTATACATTATATGTTCAGAAAACACAACAATTATTATAAAAAAAAGAAAAAAATGTTTAGAAAACTGATTTTTGTATATTGACATTTAACGTTCGCTGGAGTACTATATGTTTAGAAAACAAAACAAGGAGGTGAACAAACAATGAAATACAACTATTCTAAATTAATCGGCCGATTGGCCGAAATGGGAATTACAAGGGATGAATTTGCTTCAAAAATAGGCGTAAGCAGAACCGCGTTGTACAATAAAATGCAATCTGAAACAGAATTCACTCAAGACGAAATAAAAAAAAGTGTGGACGTATTAAATATCCCGTGGAACGACATTTCTTTATATTTTTTTACCCTAAAAGTTTAGAAATCAAAACATAATTTACTCGTATGGAGAAACCACTATGCACGATTTAGAAATCCGCATCATACGGTTCCTCGATAAGCAGGAGGAAACGTATGGCAGGGATATAGCCCAGATGTTCCTGTCGATTTATCTATGGGCGATATTATCCATTATTTCAATATGGATATTCTTGATAGTACAGTTTGCCAGTCTATAGCGTACAGTAACAGATTAGTTACGATTGTTCCCAAAATACTAACGAATAGCGGGACGACAAGCCTATATTTCCAATATAGCCAATGCCAATACCGGCGATGCCGGGCGAGATTAGTCGGATAGATTGTCTGGCAATCAGTCAGGTATCCATAGGAAACTAAATCGCGAATAATCGTTTCCAATTTTCCGGGATCGTAATCCCGATATAGTTCAACGAAACGGGAAGCAAAATAAACCTGGTCATCCCGATAACATTGCAAAATGGAAGTAAGGATTTTAGACTGCTCTTTATTAAGCGGGACAAATGGTCCGTAATCAGACATTTTCATACGCTATCACCTCAAACTAATTGTATCATACGGAGGCTATTTTATGGGAAATGTAGAAAAGCAGCTCTATCAGCTGTATCTCAAATCGCCGGATATCGGTAACAAAGACGCGGCCGCGGCGCTGGGATGGTCGGAGCAGATGCAGAATACGACAAAATCCCGGCTCAAGAAAAAGGGGCTGATTACCGTCACACCGCACAAAGTCATCTGCAACAAAAAGTTTCTTTTCGAGGATACGACAGAAGAGGACGCCATCAAACAGTCGGAGCGGTTCAAGCTGAAGCAGGAATACTATGAACAACTGCTTGATTTATGCATGGAGCGGCTGAAAACAAGGGAATTATCCGATTCAGCATTTACCGCCCTGGTACTCGAAATTCGTCAGATTCTGGCGCAGTTATAGGGAGGCGATATCATGACCACAAACGCACAGAAAATCATGGCACTGGCGCATTTTGAAAGCGCGCTGGCGGCAGGCGGCAAGCATTTCCAGTTAAGGCTCATCGACAATGATACCGTCGAGCTGACCGACCTGGAAGGCGGCGCAACGAAAAACATCAATATCGCACTGGATAACGTCCCGGCCATGCTCTATGACATCCTGAGACAGGGCGGAGACTGGATTATGTAAGGAGACGATATCATGGCGGAAAAAACGCAGAAACTAGAAGACCGGCTGTTATCGGTCAACGAGGCGGCTAAATGTCTGGGCATCGCCCCAGCACTGGTCGTCCGGATGGCCAAAGCCGATATCCTCCCGGCGCTCTTGTTCGGTAGGCGTCGGAAGTTCAGCACAGAAGCAATAAAAAAATTTTTCAAGGAATACGAAGGACGAGACGTTATAAAAGTCCTGAAAGAAAGGGAGGCGAAAGCATGAAGCGGCAGGAGATCACCATTGCAGAATGGATAAACAAAAAGCCCATTCCGGATATACCGGAATGGGTGAACCAGAAACAGGCCCGCGTACGGGCCGAACCGGAAGGCGATGACGCCAATGAAGGTGTTGGCTTTGCGGCGGTTATCGCCATTATGGCCATATTTGCCGGATTGTTGTAAAAAAAATCCGCCCGCTGGAAGCGGACGAATCAACCACTTATAGTATAGCACGAAACAGGAGGCTAGACAATGATTGTATATGTATCCCATCCATTCGGTGGAAAAGAATCCGCAAAGGAAGACGTCCGGCGCATCTGCCAGAACGACGCCGAAAACCTGCCGGATGTATTATTCATACCGGCGCTAACGATAACCTGCCGGGACTACGATCCGACAGAATACGCCCGGGATCTGGGACTACTGATTGAACTCGAATCCCGGTGCGACGCCGTACTGATGACAGGAAACTGGACGGCATCGGTCGGTTGCCGGGCAGAATACGAATATGCCGCCCGAAATGGCATCCCCGTTGCAGAAAACTGGCCAGAGCTACTTGCCATTTATTACGACTGGAGGAAACGTAAATGAAGAAGGAAATTCTGATAGAAGAAATTCTATCGTTGACTGAATTATTGAATAAATATACTGATGCAGAAGCCATACTATATATCGTATCTAGAATCGACGCAGTATCATACGAACTTGAAAAGGAGGTAAAAAAGAATGACGCTGTATGAAATCGACGAACAGATACGGAACTGTATCCGTATCGATGAAAAATCAGCCGTAGATACATTGACTGGGGAAGTAATTGACCTGAAACAATTGGACGAGCTTACGATGGAACGATCGCAGAAAATCAAGAATATCGCTCTGTGGTATAAAAATCTCGTTGCTGACGCAAGGGCGCTGAAAGACGAGGAAACCGCGTTTGCCATCCGCCGGAAGACAGCCGAAAACAAGGCGGAACAGCTGAAAAGCTATCTGCAGACCATCCTGAATGGCGAAAAAGTAAAAGACCTGCAGTTTGCTATCACGTGGCGTAAGTCCCAGGCTGTACAGATTGATGATGAAAAATGTATCCCTGCTGAGTTCCGAATCCCCCAGCCGGATAAAATCGATAAATCTGGCATCCGGAACGCCCTGAAAAACGGTGAATCCATTGCCGGGGCGGAACTGGTGGAACGGAATAATATACAGATTAAATGATTAATCTATATCCCCGTGTGTGTAATATATGTGGCGGCCCTGTAAGGCTGGTAGATTACAGCAGGGTTTATTCAGCCGATTACGCAAGGGAACACCCCGGAAAAGTATATTTATGTCAGCGGTGTCATGCATACGTCGGAACACATTTTCATTCCAACAAGGCATTAGGCATTCTGGCTGACAAGAAAATGCGCCGGGCGCGGATGTACTGCCACGAACTGTTTGACAGTTTCTGGCATGGTAAACGACATGCTCAAAAGAAACGAGTTAGGGCATACGAAGAGTTGGCCCGTCGTATGAACATCCCTGTTAAAGAATGCCATTTTGGGTATATGGATGTACCAACAATGCGTATTGCATACAAACACTTATTAATGATGAAGAAAGAAGGGTTCTGAATGGGTATACCGGTACTAATCCTTGGCCAGTCGGGAAGCGGGAAAACGGCCAGCCTGCGGAATTTCAGCGAGAACGAACTGGGCGTTTTCAACGTTGCCAGCAAGCCACTGCCATTCCGGAAACGGCTGCCATTAATTAATCATCCGTCATATCAGATTATCGAGGCGACGCTTAAGAAAAACAGCCTAAAAATATACGTCGTTGACGACAGTCAGTATCTGATGGCGTTCGGGCTGTTCGCCCGGGCGAAAGAAATCGGTTATCAGAAATTCACAGACTGCGCCCTGAATTTTTATAACCTGGTATCGACGGTCATTAACGAGACGTCAGATGATACGATCGTATATTTTCTACATCATATCGAACGTGCCGACGATGGCCATATCAAGGCTAAAACATCCGGAAAGATGCTGGACAACCAGCTGACGCTGGAGGGCCTGTTTTCCATCGTTTTGCTAGCGGAAACAGACGGCAAGGAGCATTATTTCCTCACTCAGTCCGACGGTACGACTACAGCGAAATCGCCGATGGATATGTTCAAGCCGAAAATCGAAAACGACCTCAAGATGGTTGATACTACCATCCGGCAGTATTACGGATTCACGAAAGGAGAAAAACAGAAATGAAACAAATCAATTGGAAAGACATCGATGAAGCACAGGAATTTGCCCGCCCAGGAGCGGGGGGATATGTATGCCGGATTGTAGACGTCGAAGACGTACCGGACAAGGAATATCTTCTTGTGTATCTGGACATCGCAGAAGGCGAATTCAAGGATTACGGGAAAAAATATGAAGAAAGCACTGGTCAGAGCTGGGGATACCAGCGCATGTACCGTTCTTACAAGGAAAAGGCGTTGAATTTCTTCGCTGCTTTTCTGGGAGACCTGGAACGGTCCAATCCCGGCAAGTTCACGAAGGCCGGATTTGATGGAGACGAACAGAAGCTTATCGGGCTTTCGCTTGGTGTTGTATTGGGGCAGGAAGAATACGAAAAACAAGATGGAAGTATCGGGGTGCGTACGGCTGTAAAACAGCTGACGACTCCCCAGAAAATCCATGACGGGGACTTTAAAATACCTGCCATGAAGAAACTGGATAGACCGGATACCCAGCAGCCGGAAGTCATCAATGATGCAGACCTTCCATTCTGACCGTTCTAGGCTGGAACTATCTGACATTTTACCGGTCCTAAACAACGTCAAACAAAAAGATAGCAATACCGCCGTTGCCGCCTGTCCGTTATGCGAGGCAGGCGACAGCCGCGGTCATCATTTGTATCTAAAAGACGATGGCAGTAAACTGCTGGCATACTGCCAGAAATGCAATGCCAAACTCCCGGACCTGCTTCCGGCATTCGAGTCTCTGGGAGCGCGGCATGACGGGCCGGTGGAACGGACGGTGACAGACGAAAAATCCTATGAATATAAAAACCCGGATGGCGAAACGGAATATTTTAAGCTCCGCCGGAAGTTTTCCGACGGAAGCAAAGTATTCGTATTTGCCTATCGGGACGAAACAGGCCGCATCATAAAGCGAAAACCGGATGGATGCGACAATCTGTACAATCTGGACAAAATGAACCGGGCTGGGGAAGCCGAGCCGCTGTATATCGTAGAAGGCGAAAAATGCGCCGACGCAATGACAGCGCATGGATTTCTTGCGACGACGGCTAATACGGGAGCGCAGAAACAGGTTAAATTGTCCGATACGGATATGGCCATGCTGAAGAAATTCCGTACAGTGTATCTCATCCCGGACAACGACGAAAAAGGCGCCGATTATGCCCATGCGTGGCCCGTTACCGTGCAGGTCATACCGATGACCGCCATATGGCCGGAATGCCCCAGAAAGGGCGATATAGCTGATTATTTCGACCATGGTGGCGATGCGGACGTTGTACGGAACTACCGGCCTGTTACGCTGGACGAGGATTATTTTTCCACGCTCAGTAAGAACGATCTCGTCAAGCCAGACGTCCTGAAACGGATATATGACATCAAAGACCAGTCCCAGCGGGAATGCATACTGGCTCTGGCCGCGAACCGGGCGCATGATCTTCAGATATCCCGGATTTTTTCCCGGGTATGGAAAACGTTCCTACAGGAAAATACCGCCCGGGGCATCACATCAGAAAATATCCAGAAATTCACGGC